CACAACTTCACTCAGGTTGAGGCCCGAGTGATCTTCACGCGCACGCCGGATTTCAGGTGGTTAGAAATGCTTATTCCAGAAGTGTTCCCGTTCGACATCAGCTACAGCTCAATCGGGGCAACCAGGTTCACGACCGACGTGACAATGGTAGATAGCGGCGACGATCAGCGCAACAGCCGCTGGACGCAACCGCTCATGGAATACGACGTCGCCTATGGCGTTCGCACGATGGAACACTTGCAGGGCCTCATCGCGTTCTTCCGCGCGGTGAAGGGCCGCCTCTATTCGTTCCTCTACCTCGATCACTCGGACCATACGTCGACGCAGGCTATCCGCGAAGAAGCCCGCTCTGTGCCGGAGACGCACTGGACAGATCAACCGCTCGGCGTCGGTGACGCTGTGACTAAGGTCTTTCAGCTCCAGAAGAAATACGCGACGCCGGGCGGCACATACGCCAACTACCGGCCGATCTATAAGCCGATCCCGAACACGGTGCAGATCGGCGTCAACGGCGAACGAGTTCTGAACTGGACGGTCGACAACCAGAAGGGTTTGGTCACGTTCGTTTCCCGCCTCGTGAAGTCCGGCTTGACCAATGTCAAAATGGAGTTCGTGGCTGGGGCGACGTGGAAGATCACGGCACCCGACCCGTCGACTTTTGCGGGCTTCAACGTCGGCGACAAGATAGTGACGTGGGGCTGGATCAACCCGCTCAACAACTCGCACGAAGGACTTGCTCTCGTCATCGGCTCGGTCAACGCGGATCGCAACGAGATCACGTTTACAGCTCCTAACGCCTACGGGGCCGTGGAGACGGCGCTGTCTGGCGTCTCGGTCGCCATTCACCCGGCACCGAAAGCCGGAACGATCCTCACCGCAGGCTATGAGTTCTACGTGCCGGTGCGCTTCGACACCGACCGACTTCCGGTCTCGCTCGACTACTACGGTATTGGCGGGGCTGCTGACGTGAAACTGGTTGAAGTTCGGCCGCATTCAGAGTGAAATTAATTGCATGAAACGGTTTAGCTCATACCTGTTCGACGAACTGCGCACGCGCTCATCCAACATCGTGGCTGGGTGGCGCGTCGAGCGCTCTGATGGCTTGGTGCTCGGCTTCACGTCGGCAGACACTGAGTTCGTGTACGAAGGCATCACGTACTCGCCGACGAACCCGTTCTCAGCGTCCGCTGTCCAGTCGAAGAACAACTTTTCAGTCGACAACGTGAACACGGTTGCCTTGATCAATGAGCAGATCACGAAGGGCGACATGCTCGGTGGGCTCTGGGACAACGCCAAGGTCAGGTTCTTCTGGATCAGACCAGACAAGCCGGAGTGGGGCGTCATTCCGATCCGTGGTGGCCGTTTCGGCACGATCACGGTCAAAGGTCAGACGTTCGAGACTGAGCTGCGCTCGGTGCTCCAGACGCTGCAACAGCCCTTCGGCAAGTTCTACACCCTCGAATGCCGCGCGGACCTCGGGGATGCGGCGTGCAAGGTCAAGCTCGACGCTCCGAAGTGGAAGTCAGGCGACGTCTACGTGGCTGCCATCGATCAGGAAGCTGGCATCGGCGATATTGTGAAGCCATCCGTCGACAACGGGTTTTGGTACGTCTGCACGAACGCACCGAACGTCGTGACCACCAGCGTGCAGCCTGGGCAGGTTCCCCAGAAGGTCTACGACAAGCTGCTGGCAATCAAGAAAGCGAACGGTGTGAAATGAGTTTCGGAGGCGGCGGTAGCGACCCGATTGACAACTATAGACCCGGCAAGGGCCAGTCCCGTGTCGTGAAGACTCCCGCCTTCGACATGAAGTACGGGGTTGCTGGGGCTGTAGAACCGACGTGGCCGACGGTCGAAGGTGCAACCTTCACCGATGCGAACGGCATAACATGGAAGGCCATTCGTGCGCGCCGAATTCGCAGCACGGTCACAGGTGTGTTCGGTCGCGCCAACTTTTCGGCGACCAGTCTTGAACCTTACCCGGATGACTATTTCCAGTACGGCGTTTTGACGTGGCTCACCGGTGAGAATGCCCGTCTCAAGATCGAAGTTCACGCACACAAGAAGTTGCCATCACCGAACTTCGAACTGTTCGAGGCGACTCCGTTTGCCATCCAGGAAGGCGACACCTTCGAAATCGTACAGGGCTGCCCGAAGACGCGCGTCGCCTGTCGGTCGAAGTTCAACAACAACCATAATCACCGTGGTTTTCCGGACATGCCGACCGAAGACAAGGCGCTCGCTACGCCGAACTTCAGTCAGCAAGGCGTGCCGAAGAAACAAGACAGTGGAGGCTCGTGATGAACTTAGATAATCAACTTCTGTCTGTGCAGAAGCAGCTTTTAGCAGAGCAGAAGAAGACAAACGACTTAATCAAGGAATTACTCATCGAGATAGCGGGGGTCTACAATTCAATGGAAGCTCTTAGGTCCGATTTGAGAGACTCTGATGCCGAGACGCTCTGAAATCGTCGCCGCAGCTCGCGATTGGCTCGACGTGCCGTACCAGCATCAGGGCCGGACGCGCGACGGTATTGACTGCATCGGCTTCACATGGGCCGTCGCAAAAGACCTTGGCTACGACGCGATCATCCCCGCTAACTACTCGACGCATCCGAAGGGCAACCAGCTCATCGTCGGCTGCGAGAAGTGGCTTATTCGTCAGGAAAGAATGCAATTAATTGCAGGCGACATTGCAATCATGTGGGGTTTTACGCGCGGGGAAGCGCAGCACTTCGCGATCATGGGGGAGTCGAGTGCGCGCCTCACAATGATCCATGCTTGGTCGCGCCACGGCAAGGTGGTCGAGCACGGCTATGACAACTTTTGGGCCAAGCGGTTGATGGCAATTTATTGCCTGCCGGACACGACGGAGGGCTAACGCGTGGCACTGCCAATTCTGCCACTGCTGCTCTCAGTCGGTGGCATGGTTCTCCAGATGCTGTTCGCTCCGAAGCCGAAGGACCAATACGGTCCTCGGTTGTCGGACCTGAACGTGCCTGCCGTCTCGCCCGGCAATCCGATCATTCGGCATTGGGGTACGATGAAGCTGACGACGCAGATCGTCTGGGTTTCGCACCTCATCGAAACGAAGCACGTCCAAAAAGCTGGCGGTAAGGGTGGTATGATGGGCGGTGGCCCTAAGCAGATCACCTATACCTACTCGGTCGATATTGCACATGCGGTGTGCGCTGGTCCGGTCAGCAAGATCAATCGCATCTGGGCAAACCAGAAATTGCTCTGGGTATCGAGGGAGCTGCTGGCAACTGAGCGGCAAGCGTTTCTCGACGCCTATTATGCCGAAGGCACCCGACTGCTGGATAATGACGTCGACCTTGAGGAAGCCTCGGTCGGCGCGTTCTTCTTCGCGTTCAACAACTACGAGCAACACGAGTACGACCTGTCGACGGCGAAGGAAGCCAAAAAGTTTATTAAGGAACATCCGATTGACCCGCCGCGACAGCCGAACGAGGCTCGCGTCAGCCTGATGATCGATCAGATGCTTTCGCCGCTCGACAAGGACAGCACCTACAGGAGTTTGAAAGTTCGTTTCGACAACCTCGATATTTATCTGGGGGAAGAAGATCAGCAGCCGAACTCGGTGATCGAAGGTTACAAGGGCGTCGGCAACGTCTCCGGTTACCGTGGCCTTAGCTATTTCGTGCTCCAGAACTTGCAGCTTGAGGACTTCGGCAACTCGATCCCCCAGTTTCAGGTGGAGGTCGTCAAGAAAGATGGTACGACGTATCTGCACGAAATCGTGCACGACCTTTGCGCCGAAGCAGGTCTCGACGATACAGAGTTCAATGTAACGTGCGGTATGCCGATCATTCCGGTGCTCGGCTTTGCCATCACCAACACGTCGTCCGCACGCTCGGTGCTGGAAGACTTGCAAAAGGTCTATGCCTTCGACGGCTGCGAGACGAGCTACGTGCTTCGCTTCGGGTGGATTGAAAACCGTCCGAGAGCGATCATCCGGCGCGAAGACTTTGCCGCCTACATCGCAGGGGAACAGCCCCCGGCATCCGAGGAGGTATCGCGCACGCAAGACCTCGAACTCCCGAAGCAGGTCAATCTCAAATATCAGGAACCCGTGCGCGCGTACTCGGCGAACACGGTCAAAGCTAGTCGCCAGATCACGAAGTCGAACCAGGTCGAGGACTATGACTTGGCGATTGCCCTGACACGCGATGAAGCGAAGTCACGCGCCGAAAACACCCTCGTCAACCGAATGATGGCTCGGAGGACGTACAAGATTGTGTTGCCGCGCAAGTACGTCATACTTGAGCCGGGCGACGCGGTGCTGGTGGCCGAGGAAAATAACCCGAACCGCTACTACGGTATGCTCGTGACGGGAGTGAGCATCGGTGCGAACGGCGTCTTGGAGTTCGAGTTCTCCGATCACCACTATCATAATCTCGTCTCGGCGACAGTTGAGACCGACACCGAAACAAACGGCTCGAACGACCTGCTGTACGGTGCACGCACCTACGCCTACATGCTCGATTGCCCGCTGCTCACCGACACGGAAGAAAACAAGCCCGGCTACTACGTCGTCATGAGTGGTTCGCGCGGTGCATGGCAAGGCGGCACTCTCATTGTCGACGTGTCTTCTGGCGGCACGGTGACGGCGTACAACCTCACCGAAGAAGCCTCGGTAAACGGCTCGAACTGGTACACGGTCACGAACAACGAGGAGCAGGTTCCGCACGGCTTCATCATGAACCAGCTCGGAAGTGCCGTGCCGGGCGTGTGGGATGATGCGAATAAGATCAGCTTCTACTGCATCAACCAGATCGGGCTGTCGTCGGTCGCAAAGGAAGACCTCATCAAGAACGCCTTCAACCTGCTGATGGTGGGTGACGAACTGATCCAGTACGCCAACGCCACGGACAAGGGGAACGG